TGACGCCCGAGCGCCGGATGACGGCGCCGCCCTGGCCGAACGCCCCGACCACCGCCGAGCCCGCGTTCATGGCCGACGTGACCACGACGCGGACGCCCCAGAGGTTGTCGGCGCTGAACTGCGACGAGCCGGACGGACCCTGCGGTCCCCCGTAGGGGCCGTAGAACGGGCCGCCCCCGTAGAACTGCCCGCTGACGTCCTTGGCCACGCGGATGGCCTGCCAGTTGGTCGGGTGCAGGACGATCCCGTCGATGTCGAGCTGGCTCGACCCGCGGGTCCCGTTCATTGCCTTGAACAGCGCCGTGGCGTTGTCGTCGGCGGTGCCGCGGGCGTACGTGCCCACGGAGTTGCGACCGGCGCCGATGAGGCCCTGGATCTGCGGGGCCGTCCCGGTGCCGCCGAGGAGCTGCTGCTCCTCCTTGATCTTGACGAACAGGGTGAGGCGCTGGTTGATGTACGCGCTGATCTGGGGCGCGTCGGCCAGCATCTCGTCCGTGACCGGCAGGAGCGTGGCGATCTTCCGGACCGGCTCGCTCGTCTCCCCGAACGCCAGGGTCGACTCGGGCTTGGCCTGGCCCTCTGAGACCGCGTTGGCCCCGGAGGTCGCCGTGGTCTCCTTGATGTACCGCACCTGGCCGGAGTCCGTGGTGGACTGGCCGAACAGGTCGGCAACGTACAGGCGCTGGAACAGCGTCGACACGATGCCGGGCTGGTACTCGGCCGGGGTCAGCGCGGACCCCGCGGAGGTGAACAGCGCCGCCTTCTCGTCCAGCTCAATCGGGCCCGAGGACCACTTGGCGCCGCCGAAGCCGCGCTCGATCAGGTCCTTGTAGCCCTTGGCCTCGATGAACTGCTCGCCGAGGGTCTTGACCTCCTTCGCCGTGTGCCGCTCACCGACCTCGACCTGGTCGAACGACTCGAACGTCGGCCCGGACTTCCCGAGGCCCTTGCTCAGCTCGTCGACCTCCTGGAGGGTCTTGTTGTTCTTCTCGGCCTCGGCCTTCTCGGCCTTCAGGGCCTCGATGGCCTTCATGTGCTCGGCGATCTCGGCCCGGTCGTCCTCGTCGAGCTGCCGGTCCTCGGACTCGGCCTTGTCGAGGACCGCCTTGTACTCGGTCGCGTGCTCGGCGAGCTTCTCGTCGCACGCCCTGATCCGCTTCTCGTACTGGTTCATCCTTGCGTCTCCTCTGATCCCAGTGAGGTCTCCAGCATCAGGTCGTAGTACCGCCGGTGCAGCTCCCCCCTGGGGGGGATCTCGGGCGGCTCCACGGCCTTGGCCGGAGTCGGTGGCGCTGCCGCGATGCCCTCGGTCGCCATCTCGTACAGGCGCCGCTGCTCGTCGTGGTTCGGAGGCGGGTCTTGCGCGCGCGACTTGCCCCTGACGGGGTCCTCGTCGGGCGCGTCCTCGATCGCCATCGCCTGGGCCTTGCGGGTCAGGCGGTCCTTCACGTCTTGGTCAAGGTCGGAGCGGGGGATCCCCCGCAGGAGGGCGTCCCTCAGGTGGGGGAGGTCGACCGAGCCGTCCTGCCCCGCGACGGGGAAGCGCCGCTCGTACAGGAAGCAGTCGTCGGGGAGGCTCTTCAGGTAGGCCGTGGACCACGCCACGGTCAGCTCCCCGTCCACCAGGCCCTCGAGCTCCTCGTCGGGGACCAGCTCCGCGGCCTTGGCCCCCAGCGACGGCGCGGACCTCCAGGGCACCCCGGCGGTCGTCGTCTCGAACACCCTGCGATGGTCGTCCATGTCGGGCTTGTCGGGCGGATCGGGCTCGTCGGCCGCGGCCTTGTCCCGCCTGTCCAGCTCCTCGCGGAGGCGCCTGAGCAGGTCCGCCGGGGCGGCCCCGTCCGGCGCATCGTCGGGGTCCCCGTCGAGCACCCGCTCCCAGATCGCCTTCACGTCCGCGAGCAGCGCGTCGCGCTCGGGGCTCCCCTCGGGCACCTGGAGCCGCTCGGGGACCGTCGGATCCGCCCGATCTGGGTCGCCCTCCGGCTCGCTCCCGGGGATCTCGCCGGTGACCAGCTCGAACACCTTGCGGTGGTCGTCCAGGTGCGGAGCATCGCCCCCATCGTCGGGCGGCGTGGCGACCACGCGGGTCTCGTCCGCGGTCACCGTAACCTCGACCGTCTCCGCGCCCTTGGTGGACAGGACCCGGGTCTCGTTGTTCATCGGGGTCGGCGTTGCCGTGACCTCGAAGATGTCCACCTCGGTCAGGTTCCGGCCCCCGCCCTCCCGCTTGGAGGACGCGAGGGCCAGGTATCCGAAGGAGAACCCGATGGTGCGCGACTTGAACGATCGCCACGCCTCGCGCCCGACGTCGGACTCCAGGTCCACCTGGCCCTGGACGACCACCTCGCCGTCCTTGGCGGCGGCCGTCATCGGCTCCACCGACCCGATGATGTCCTCCGCCGCGCTGGAGTGGTTCCAGGCCAGCGGCACCGGGCGGTTCCACTTCTTCAGCGCGGTGACCATGGCGTCCGCGGACACCACGTCCTGCTCGCGGTCGGCGGTCTCGGTCGAGATCACCGCCTCGAACACGCCCTGGTCGGTGACCTGGGTCGTCGCGGCCTTCAGTGTCAGGTGCTCCATGTCGTCTCCTAGGCGATGTCGACGCCGCATCCGCAGTTGGGGGTAGATCCCGGGGTGATGCCGCCCCAGTCCGAGTCGATCGGGACGGCGGTGCCGTCCAGGTCCGCGTGCCGGTCGGTGTTCGCCACCCAGCGCTGGAGGCGGCGGTCCGCCTGGGGGGCCTGCAGGGCCCCCTCCTTGCGCCCGAAGTAGGTGGCGCTGGCCGTGATCTGGGCGCCGGCGATCGCGGCCCTCTGCTGGGTGGCCCGCTGGAAGGCCTTGTCGGCCCCCATCGAGGAGATGTCCCGCGCGGTGGCCGCGGTCAGCCCCTCGACCGTCCCCGCCACCATCGCATCCAGGTAGTTGGCGACCTGGCGGGTGTCGAACTCGGCCCCGCCCAGCCTGGCCACGTAGATGTCGCCCTCCCGGTGAACGATCCCCTTGATCAGGGGCCCGAGGGTCTCCGCCATCTCGCGGTTCCATCGGGCCTCGTCGTAGGCCGCCTTGGCGGACTTGGTGGCCGACTCCTGGCGCTTGTACTGCTTGAACAGCTCGGCCTGGAGGTCGGCGGCGTGGCGGCGCTGGCGGGCCATGTCCGCGCGCACGCGGGGCTGGTAGTGGTCGATCCGGCTGTCGGGGTCGACCGCGCCGGGGACCGCCTTCCTGGCCTTGCCGTTCTCAGCCGGTTCCGGCCTGTAGGACCCGTCCTGGGGGGGCTTGTTGGGGTCCTGGATCGGCATCACGTTGGGGGCGGGCAGCGCCGGCGTGTCCTCCTCCCCCGCGACCACGTTGAGGGGGACGATCAGCTCGTCGCCGTCCTCGACGGGCGGGAGGTTCTCCCGCGCCCTGACCTCGTTGCGGAGCAGCCACGGCGCGCCGGTCGCGGCGGTGTACTGGCTGAACCGCTCCGTGATGTCGCCGCGCAGCTTCTCGTTCAGGTCGAACTCGTAGTACAGGTCGTTCTCCGAGAACTCCTGCCGGAGCAGCCCGATGTTCAGCATGCACGCGAGCGGGTTGCAGTACGGGGGGAGCACGTCGGCGTAGACCAGCTTGCGCTGCTCGGACGGGTCGGCGTCGCCGATCCCCATGGCCACGGGCGGGACGCCGTAGGCCGCGGCGACCTCCTCCTTGGTGAACTTGCGCGAGGCGATCACCTCAGCGTCCTTGGGGGTGACGCCCGACTGGTGGTACTTCATCCCCTCGTCGAGGATCGGGTCGCCCTGGAGCTTCCCCGCCTTCCAGAACTCGGCGATGCGCAGCAGCTCCTCGTTGCTGGCCAGCGGCGCGTCCAGGGGGCGCTCGATGTAGCCGGCCTTGAGCCCGTTCTTGGCCAGCTCCACCATGGTCTCCTGGATGGCCCGGTCGGTGGCCAGCTCCTGGCGGAGGGTCTCCAGCCGGGACAGCCCGCGCAGCGGGTCGTCGGGGTGGTAGCCGAACCAGTGGATGATGCTGTCGGGCGGGACCCGGAGCGGCTCGCCGTACTCGTTCCAGACGTAGTAGGTCTCGGCGCTGAACCGCCCCCCCGCGACCGTCACCCCGCCCGGGGGGACCCGCAGGAGCACCAGGTTGCCGTCCCGGGGCCTGAACTTGACCACGAAGGCGTTGTCCCAGACCAGGAAGTCGATGAACACCCGGTAGAACCACGAGTCCCCCGGGGTGCGCCCGTCGGGGTAGCGGAGCAGCTCGGCGGCGGCGTGGTCGGACTCCCGCTCCCGCTCCGTGTCCCCCTTGCGCCGGTACAGCTTCGGGGGGCTGAGCTGGGCCGCGTTGCGCGCGATGAAGTCCACGACCGAGCGGACCGCGGGCTGGGTCGAGTAGATCCACCCGTACTGCGCGTTGATCCCGCGCTGGTAGGCGTTCGTGACGTTGACGTTGGTCCCGCCGAGCGGGGGGTACGGGTTGACGCGGCGGTCGCGCAGGGCCTCGAGCACAGCGGGCTCCGCGGACAGCGCCTTCCGCCTCCAGGGCAGACGCATGGACTCCTTTCTGGGGGGGCGGCGCACATCTGTCCCGGGGATGTGATAAGGTCCTCATACCAAGTCACCCCAAGGGACTACAGGAGGAAGCAATGGAGAACAACGCACCGGACATGGAGAAGGTCAGCTGATGGCTTCTGGGTACATGATCCGCAAAGACCAGGAGATGGCCCGCCGCGCCGAGGCCCCCTGCCACGAGTGCGGTCACGCGCATTCAGAGCATCGCGAGCTTGGGCACGAGTGGACGCTGGTGGACGGCGAGATTGTCGAGAAGATGCGCGAGGGCCACGCCCCCGGCCTCTTCTACTGCCACCACGAGGGCTGCACCTGCCGGGTCGCGACATGAGGGTGCGCATCGTCGTCGAGGCGGAGCTGCAGCACGTGACCGGCAAGTTCGCCGCCCGCGACGAGGTCGAGGAGATCCTGATCGATGAGCTCGAGAACGTTGACCCCGGCGAGGTCAGCGGCGTCGGCGAGGACGGGGAGACCGAGTACGAGATCGTCGACTGGCAGGTCTCGGCGATGGAACCGGCGCGCGGCGCCGGGCGGATCGGGTAGAACCCGCCGATGACCGTCGCCACGGCGTACCTGATCGTCGGCCTGCTGCTGCTGGCCTGGGCGTTCGCGATGGCGCTCCGATGAAGCAGACATGGCGCTTAGCGGTGCTGGCGTTCGTCGTCGGCATCATCGCCGGCGGCATCTACGCCGCGACCGCGAAGGCGGCCCTCGTCGGGTTCTCCGACGACGCGCCGACCTTCGCCACCTACGGCAGCGACTCCGTCCACTCCGGCGCTACGGGCGCCCGGATCGTCGTCGGCTGGAACGTCGACCCGGTCGGCCCCGAAGTCACGCACGCAGTCGAGGAACTCGCGCTGACAACGCCGATCTTCACCCTCTACACGATCGACGACGTCGACCCCGGCGAGTACGGCGAACAGTGCGCCCGCTACGCCCGGGCCTGGCCCCATGCCGTGATCGCCGCAGGCAACGAGCCCAACATCCACATCGGAGGCTTCCAGCCGGTCAACCAGGCGGTCGAGCAGGCGCAGACCTGCGAGCGCGCGGTCCACGCCGTCGACCCGAAGCGCAAGGTCCTCGGCCCGGCGATCGCGCCGGTCAACGTCGACGACGCGGCGATGTTGGCGGGCGAGGGCAGCGACTACGCCACCTACCGCACCGGCGACAACGCCCAGTGGCACCACTACATGAGCCGAGTCTACGACCAGCTCGACGGCGTCGGGGTGGCGATGAACATCTACCCCTACGGCCAGGACCCGATCGTCAAGCTGCGCGAGGACCTGCAGTGGGGCAAGCAGTTCGGCAAGGTCTGGGTGACCGAGACCGCCATGCTCGGCGACTACGGCCGCCGGCGCGCGGCGAAGCTCGCGGCGAAGTCGTCGCGCTGGTTGGTCGACCACGGCGCCCGCTCGGTCATGTTCCATCGGCTCGCCCAGGGACCAGTCGATCCGGTCGGCTGGCGTACCTACGCGATCAACGCGACCGGCAAGCGAACCGCGCTCTACAAGGCGCTGAGGGAGGAGTGGCGATGAGGGTCTACTACGTCACCGGCACCGAGGACGGAAACTACGTCGCCGGATACATCATCGCCAGCGATCGCGAGGGCGCCAGGCGCGCCGCGCAGGGTCGAGGTCACCGAGGTCGTCCGAGGCAGGGTGAGCCGACGGTGAAGGTGACCAGCATCCAGCCCGCCACCGGGCTGAGGATGGAAAGCGGAAGCGAATGATCACCTGGATCGTCATCGGGGGCATCTGCGCCCGCGTGATCTGGAGGCACCCTCCCCGCGGGAGCCGATCGTGACCCGGCCCCCGCTCGCGGAGCTGCCCACCGAGTTCCTCCGGGCATGCGTCGACGAGTGCTACGACCGCGAGGGCAACCCGATCATCGAGGAAGTGTTCGTCGAGGATGAGGGGGGCGTCGCGCATCGCTACGAGCTGAGCGCGGTCCGGCTGGAGCTGGAGGGACGGGGCGGCTAGTCCACGCGCGTGGACCGCGGACCGGGCCCGGCGGCCAACGACGCCGCGGGCATCCAACTCCGGCAACCGCTGCCGGGCCCGGTCGGCGTCAGGCGACGGCCATGCGGGCGTCGGGGTCGGAGTAGCGGGAGCGCCGCTCCTGGCGCCTGCTCAGCCACTCGACCGCCATGGCCAGCGCCACGGCCGAGTCGTCGGCGGCGCGGGAGGCGGTCTTCTTGATCCGCAGCCCGCGCTCCGTCTCCGCCACCCCGGCGGCCAGCGCGTGCATCCGGGCCACCCGGTCCCCGCCGTGGCGGAGCTTCCCGGACGTGACGGCGTCGTGGAGCGTGTGGGTGGCCGGGCACATGTGGGCGTTGTCCTGGCGCCACTCGACCATCTCGACCCCCTCGTCCGAGAGCACCTGGGCGCTGCGCGAGAAGAACTGGGGGTCGTACGGGACCCCCACCACGTCCCAGCGCTGGGCCTCCCGCCTCACGTGCTGCTCCACCTCCTCGAGCGGGATGTCCCGCCCGGGCTGGGGCTGCCAGATCCTGAACCTGGCGTGGTACACCCCGTCGCCGTCCCGCTGGACGGTCACGGCCGCCGTGGCGTCGCGGCGGATCGAGGCGTCCACCCCGACCACCGTGGGCACGCCGGGGCGGAGCGTCGCCTCCCCGCCGCACGCGTCCCAGACCTCCGGCGTGATCCAGGTCGCCTCGCTGGCGGTCCACTGGTTCAGGTGCCAGCGCCTGAACTCGTTCTCGTGCATCCGCCTGAGGTCGTCCTCGAGCCCCGCGGTCCGCATGAACGGGCGCTCGCAGCGCAGCGCGGGGTTGGCAAGCTCCCAGGTCTTCGGGTCGTCGTGGGGGAGGCCCTCCGGGGCCTGCTCCCACCGGTAGTGGAAGCGCGGGTCCTCGCCCAGCTCCCCGCGCCTGCACTCCTGGGCCAGCAGCGACTGGGGGTCGAAGCCCGCCGTGGAGATGCAGACCAGCAGGGCCTGGTCCCGCTTGAACAGCCCCCCGGCCAGCGCCTCGAACAGCTCCCGCTTCTTCTGGACCCAGAGCTCATCGAAGATCACGCACGTGGGCTGGAGGCCGTGCTGGAGCGGGCCCTCGGCGCTGATCACGTGGAGCATCGAGTCGGACTTCCCGACCGACATGCGGCGGTAGCCGGGCTGGACCTTGACCGCCCCGGCCAGCGGCCCCCACTCGACCATGCGCCGCGCGGACTTGAACGCCAGCGTGGCCTGGTCGCGGGACCCGGCCGCGATGTAGACCTCGGCCCGGGGCACGTCCGCCACGAGCATGTAGAGCGCAACCGCCGCCGCGATCTCGGTCTTGCCGTTCCCGCGCGGGACACCCCAGAGGGCCTGGGTGTAGACCCTGGATCCGCCCTCGGTGCGGAAGACCTCCTCGAGCCACTCGGTCTGAAACGCCCTGAGGTCGACCCCGCAGTGGTCCCGGATGAAGTCGGCCGGGGCGATCGACTCCTCGGCCGGGGAGTGGGCCGTGGGGATCAGCCTGTCCAGCTCCTCCGACGGGCCCTCCAGCAGGAGCTGCTTGGCCGTCAGGCGCTCGTCCCTGGCGGTCGCGCCGCCGCCCCGGCGGGCCAAGATCAGCCCCCTCTGCTCAGTCGCTCAGGCAGCTGC